GCTACGAAGTATTACTTGGGCAGAGATTACTAAGTGGTTGGCTATGTCACTGAACTCGCATTGGTTTGAGGTTAGTGCAACGCGCTTGGCTCCGGCCAAGTGGTTGACTGAACTAGTGGAAACGGACTTGAAAAAGGGTACGCGCTACTGGGGGGTTGAGGGTAGGTTGTGGTCGGAAGAGAATCCTGATGCGTATGCTGGTGTGCATAACTTTGACGGTGTGCTGGTGATCTTTGATGAGGCAAGCGGTATTGCAGACCCGATTTGGTCGGTTACTGGTGGATTCTTTACCGAGAACACGCCGAATCGTTTTTGGCTGGCGTTCTCTAACCCACGGCGCAACACGGGGTACTTTTATGAGTGCTTCAATAGTAAGAGGGACTTTTGGCAGACCAAGGTGGTAGATGCCCGGACGGTGGAGGGGACGGACAAGCAGGTGTACGAGAGGATCATTCAGGAGTACGGGCCGGATAGCAGCCAGGCGCATGTGGAGGTGTATGGAATGTTTCCCAATGCGGGGGATGACCAGTTCATATCTAGTCTGATTGTGGATGAGGCAATGAAGCGGCCAAAGTACAAGGATGCGTCGGCACCTATTGTTATTGGTGTTGACCCGGCGCGGTTTGGTGCGGATGCTACGGTGATTGCGGTGAGGCAGGGGCGGGACATTGTGAAGATCATGCGGCACCGTGGGGATGACACTATGACGGTGGTGGGGTATGTGATTGAGGCGATTGAGGAGTTCAAGCCTACGCTGGTGGTGATTGATGAGGGTGGGCTGGGGGCTGGAATTGTTGACAGGCTCAAAGAGCAGCGGTATAAGATCAAGGGCATCAACTTTGGCAACAAGGCCAAGAACCCTATAATGTATGGAAATATGCGCGCCCAGATGTGGGGGGATATGCGGGACTGGCTGAAGACAGCGAGCATTCCTAGTGATAGGTTCTTGAAGACAGACTTGATTTCGCCTATGATGAAGCCGGATTCAAGGGGTACGATCTTCTTGGAGAGCAAGAAAGAGATGAAGGCTCGCGGGCTGGCTAGTCCTGATGCGGCTGATGCGATATGTGTTACGTTTGCATTCCCTGTGGCGCACAGGGAGTACACTGAGAAAACCCGTACACTACGGACTTACGACCGTGGTGCAGTTTCAACTGGTTGGATGGGGTCATAGAATGGCAACAAAAAGCACAGCAACTAGGAAATCAGTATCTCTATCAGTAGGCCGTGGCGAAAAGCTGCCGGTCAGCCAAGGTGCTGGACTCACGGCCAAGGGTCGGGAAAAGTACAATGCTGCTACTGGTTCTAACTTGAAGGCGCCGCAGCCTCAAGGTGGCGCACGCAAAGATTCGTTCTGCGCCCGTATGTCTGGTGTGCCTGGGCCAATGAAAGATGAAAAGGGTAATCCCACCCGCAAAGCTGCTGCACTAGCAAGATGGAAATGTTAATCATGGCTACAAAACCTGGACTCTACAGTAATATTCATGCTAAACAGGCCCGGATTGCTGCTGGCTCTGGTGAGAAGATGAACAAAGTCGGCAGCAAGGCAGCGCCTAGCGCCAAGGACTTTAGGGATTCAGCCAAGACAGCTAAACTTGTTAAGAAGAAATAGCCATGCCACTGAAGAAGTCACCCACACCTGCTGCTTTCCGTGCTAATGTGAAGGCTGAAGTTGCTGCTGGCAAACCAGTCAAACAGGCTGTGGCGATTGCGTATTCGGTTAAGCGCCAAGCTGCACCAACCCCAAAAGGTAAAAAATAATGGCAGATCAAACGGGCATGGTGGCTGTTGCTAATGTTGCCAATGGCGGCAAAGCAAAGAACAGCGATTCCGAAATTCTTGCCACGGCCCGTTCTCGGCTGGACATGGCTATGTCGGCCCTCTCAGAGTCGCGTGAGGATGAGAACGACGACCTGAAGTTCTACGCTGGTTCACCGGACAATTGCTGGCAGTGGCCTGCTGATGTGCTGGCTACCCGTGGCGCGGTGCAGGGGCAGACAATCAATGCGCGTCCTACGCTTACTATTAATAAGCTGCCGCAGCACGTTCGCCAGGTCACCAATGACCAGCGGCAGAACCGCCCCGGCGCCAAGGTAATTCCGGTAGATAGCAATGCCGATGTGGAGATTGCCGAGATTTTTAACGGCATGATCCGGCACATTGAGTACATCTCGGACGCTGATGTGGCCTATGACACTGCCTGCGAGAACCAAGTTTCCTATGGTGAGGGCTACATCCGGCTGTTGACTGAGTATTGCGACGACAACACGTTTGACCAAGACATCAAGATTGGCCGGATTCGTAATTCTTTCTCGGTGTACATGGATCCAACTATGCAAGACCCTACTGGCGCAGACGCCAAGTATTGTTTTGTGACGGAAGACCTGACCCGAGATGAGTACGAGCGCATGTACCCCGATTCGGCACCCATTACAACCTTGCAGTCGCTCGGTGTGGGCGATCAGTCTATTAGCAACTGGTTGAATGAGGACACGATTCGCATTGCCGACTACTACTACATCGACTATGACCGCGCTACGCTGAACTTGTACCCCGGCAACGCTACGGCCTTTGCTGGTACGCCGGAAGACAAGCAGTTAAAGGCGTTTTACGGCAAACCGCTAAAGTCGCGTGAGTCTGACCGCCCCAAGGTGCGCTATTGCAAGATCAATGGCTACGAAATCCTTGAGCAGCGCGAGTGGGTGGGCAAGTGGATACCTGTTATTCGCATTGTTGGCAATGAATTTGAGGTAGATGGCCGTTTGTACGTCAGTGGACTGGTGCGAAACGCCAAGGATGCACAGCGGATGTACAACTATTGGGTGTCCCAAGAGGCAGAAATGCTGGCTTTGGCGCCCAAGGCTCCATTTATTGGCTATGGTGGGCAGTTTGAGGGCTACGAGGACAAGTGGAAGACCGCCAACACCCAGAATTGGCCGTATTTGGAGGTAAATCCTGACGTTACCGACGGTCAGGGTGCAACTTTGCCACTGCCACAGCGCGCTCAACCGCCAATGGCGTCGAGTGGGCTTTTGCAGGCTAAAGCTGGCGCGGCAGAGGACATCAAATCGACCACCGGCCAATACAACGCTTCTTTGGGCATGGGTTCCAACGAACGCTCAGGAAAGGCAATTCTTGCGCGTCAGCGTGAAGGCGATGTTGGGACTTACCACTATGGTGATAACCTAGCCCGTGGTGTGCGGCACATTGCTCGCCAACTGGTGGACATGATCCCCAAGATTTACGACACCCAACGCATTGCCCGCATCATTGGTGAAGACGGCGAGACAAAGATGGTCAAGATTAACCCTGATCAGCCTCAAGCCGTCAACAAGATTGCAAACGAGCAGGGCATCGTGATTGAAAAAATCTACAACCCAGGAGTGGGCAAATATGACGTAGTGGCTACCACCGGCCCAGGCTACGCGACCAAGCGCCAAGAGGCACTTGAGGCTATGGCCCAACTGTTGCAGGGCAACCCGCAGCTTTGGTCTGTCGCCGGTGACTTGTTTGTGAAGAACATGGACTGGCCTGGTGCGCAGGAGATGTCCAAGCGCTTTGCCAAGACCATTGACCCCAAACTCATGGGTGATGGTGAAGACAATCCAGCCTTGGCCGCTGCACAACAGCAGATGGAAGCTATGGGCGCTGAGATGGAGCAGATGAGTACCATGCTCCAGAATGTGTCTAGGTCTATGGAAGCACAAGACATGAAGCGCAAGGACTACGAGGCAGAGATCAAAGCCTATGCCGCTGAAACGCAACGTATCTCTGCCGTGCAGGCCAGCATGAGCCCCGAGCAGATTCAGGACATTGTTATGGGTACACTCCACGCAGCAATGGATTCTGGTGACATCATTGCTGGATCACCAGACATGCGTGACATGGAAATGCCGATGCAAGAAATGCAAGGTATGCAAGAAATGCAAGGTCAACCAATGCCACCACAAGGAATGCCACAATGAAAGCCTGTGACTTTGTAGGACTGCTGTTCTTGGCTCGGGATGTAACGCACTCGGTGCATCTGAATACCCGCAGCTACTCCAAGCATGTGGCCCTCAACATCTTCTATGACCGCATCATTGGTGCGGCTGATGATTTTGCCGAAGCCTATCAGGGGCGGCATGGTTTATTGGGGCCAATTACCCTACAATCGGCAAAGAAAACAAGCAACGTCATTGAGTTCTTGGAAGATTCCTTGAAGCAAATTGAA